AGAGTGTGAGAATACAAAGACAAGTAACACCCTCTCAGCTACAATTCGTAAAAGCTTTAAGAAGTATGTCTGATAGGACAAACAACTTTAAAATTTATTATGATATTGATGATGTAATTTTCCCTGAAGATATTCCTGTATATAATAAAGCTCGGGAAGCGTTTATTGATCCAATTATTAGTAATACTGCAGTAGAAATTATGAGACTGTGTGATGGTATCACCACACCTACTTCGTATATGTCGAGTTATTATCAGGAAAAGACCGGGGTGAAGGGCATAGTACTTCCAAACTATATGCCTAAGTTTTGGATTGATCGTTTTTATAGTAAGACAAAGATTGCTGAAAACTATGAACTCTTTAAGCGGCGCCCAAGAGTAGGCTACATTGGAAGCCCTACCCACTTTAACGTGGGTGAAGTTCCAGGAGCCCGAGATGATTTTGCTGATATTTGCGGTACTATTATTAAGACTGTCAAAACTTTTAAATGGGTTGTTATGGGTGGTTGCCCGGTAGAATTAGCTCATTTAGTAAGAAGCGGAGATATTGAATACGTACCATGGACTAGAATTTGGGACTATCCGGCTACATACAGTAGTCTCAATCTTAATGTGGTTATTGCACCATTACAGAACAACAAGTTTAATCTGGCTAAAGCCCCTATCAAGTACCTAGAAGCGGGTGCATTAGGTCTACCTTGTATATGTCAAGACTTAGAACCATACAAAATGGCACCTCTACGCTTTAACACTTCTGATGAAATGGTAGACCTTATCAAGAAAATTCTTGTTGATAGAAAACGTTACCTTACCGAATCAGATAGTGCCCGTAAGGTTGCAACCAAATGGTGGCTTGAGGATAATATTAAGGCGTTTACAGACCTATATTTTTCTTGATAATACGTTAAAATAGTACACAATAACACTGTGTACCGTAATATCTATTATAGCCCTCGAGATAGCGTCTGTCAGCTCTTTACTTGGGATGAGCAGGGTAATCGTGTCATTAAGAAGATGCCTTACCAGCCGTATTTTTATATCGAGACTAATTCTGATACGGCTGATGCGTTGTCTATCTTTAATACTAAGTTAAAGAAGAAGGTATTCAGAAGTAACTTTGACCGTAATAAAGCTGCTCAAGACGGAGCAATCAAACGACTCTATCATAACATTCAAGTAGAGCAGCAATTTCTCATCGAGCAATTCAAAGACGTTTACGATAAACCTGAGTTTTCTAATAACCCTCTTAAGGTATGCTTTCTTGATATCGAGGTATATTCGCCAGATGAGTTCCCGGAAGCTAAAGACGCTAAGCACCCGATTAATCTAATCACTGTATATGATAACTTGTCTGAGACGTTTTATACTTTCGGCGCTAAACCTTACACTCCTACTCGTAAGAACGTAGTTTATACTGAATGTACAAGTGAGCATGACTTACTTGAGAGGTTCTTAGAGTTTTGGGAGAAGGATTATTACCCAGATATTCTTTCGGGGTGGAATACGGACTTTTTCGACTTCCCCTATCTTATTAACCGTATTAATAGTCTTTTAGGGGAAGATGCTGCAAAACGCTTATCTCCAGTAAAAAGTTTGTGGTGCCGTAAAGGTATCTTCGTTAAAGGGCAGGAATTGGATCGCTGGTATATACATGGTATATCTGCAATGGATTACATGGAAGTGTATAGAGGTTTTGCACGCGGACTACTTGAATCGTATGCTCTTAACTTTGTTGCCCAGCATGAACTCGGAGAAGGTAAACTAGCTATTAATGCTACTAATTTAGCAGATCTATCTAAGACTGATTGGGATAACTTTGTTAACTACAACATTCAAGACGTTGATCTGTTAGTGAGAATGGAGAAGAAACTTCAATTCTTTAAGATTATCCGTATGTTGGCCTATAAAGGTTTAACCAGCTTTGAAGCTGCGCTTGGTAAGGTATCTATTGTTACTGGATGTGTAGCTCTAGAAGCCTACAAGCACGGTATGGTTATACCTACTTTCGTAGAAGGACCTACTCGAGAAGCTATTGAAGGTGGATACGTTAGAGATCCCGAAAGAGGTCTTCAAACCTCGGTTGTAAGTTATGACGCTAACTCACTATACCCTAATACTATTATTACCCTGAATATATCCCCGGAGACAAAGGTTGGTAAGATAGTTGCTAAGGATGATGAGAGTATCACTATACGTCTAACTAGTAACAAGGATTTTAAGCTCTCTAACGAGAAGTTTGTTCAGTTTATGCAAGCTGAGAAGCTCGCTATATCCAAAGCTAACGTACTCTATACTCAAAAGAAGCAAGGCGTGGTACCTTCACTTATTGACGGCCTGTATAAAGAGCGTGTAATAAACAAGAACATATACGTAGACTTAAAGAAAAAGTTAAGTAAGTTAACAGTAGATACTGATGAATACAAAACGTGTAAGTCGACTATGGAACGAGCAGACACCATACAACACGTCATCAAGATTCTACTCAATTCTATCTACGGGGTTTTTGCTAATAAGTTTAGCCCTATTTGTGATAGTGATCATGCCGGTAGTATTACTCTCACTGGTCAAGCAGTTGTTAAGCAAGCCAGTGAAATTATCGACCGATATGCGAGGGAGAAGTATGGTTATGAAGGTAAGTCGCTCACTGTTTATGGCGATACTGATAGCACTCATATCAGCATTCAGCCTCTACTGGATAAAAAGAAGCTAGAAATCTTTACAGACGGTAAAGTTAATAAAGACGGCCTTGAGCTTATTGACGATGAAATTGGAGTCTATCTCAACGATAAGATTAAAGAATGGGCTAAAGATAAGCTAAATTCTGTTGACCCTCGGTATTACTTTAAAAGAGAATCTATTTGTGATGTAGCGGTGTATCTTGAAAAGAAACGCTATATTATTCACGTTATTAACGATGAAGGCGCTGATGTATGTAAGTTTAAATATGTCGGGGTTGAAATTGCACGCTCCACTACCCCTAAGAAAGCTAAAGAGCTTATTAAAAAGGTAATTGAGAGTAGTTTGCTGGTACAAGATCAAAATAAAGCTAATGCTATCTATAGAGACGTTTATGACACATTTAAAAAGATGCCTATTGATGATGTCGCCATCAGAGGCGGCTTGAGCGATATTGAAAAGCACCAGGTAAGAGCAGACGGCTTCAAAATTGCTAAAGGTACCCCGAATCATGTTAAAGGTGCTATCTGGTACAACCAATTGCTCAAGCATCGTAACTTAGAAACCAAATACGAAAAGATCACCTCTGGTGGTAAGGTTAAAAAGATTTATATTGCTCCGAACAAGTACAATATTGATACTCTTTGTTTCCCAGTAAGCTTCCCTCCTGAATTTAGTGATTTTGAAGTTGATTATGAAGAGATGTTTGATACAATTATCAAGCCACCTGTAATAGCAGTATACAACGCTCTTAACTGGCAATTACCACAAGTAAACAACGAAGCACAAACCGATCTATTTGACTTATTTACATGATTAAATTATCACACGAATCGCCCTTGAGTATGCTCGAGATCTCTCGTACCTATAATGATTACGACTACGCTCTTGTACATTTGTTCGAAACTCATCCGCAATACTTTAAGTTCTTTGAAGAGAGCTTAGAGCAGGGCCGTAAAGTGTTACTAGATAATTCTATTTTTGAGCTTGGTACTGCTTTTGATTCAGAACGTTACGCATATTGGATTAATAAACTCTTACCTACCGAATATATTATTCCAGATGTATTAGAGGATTGCAATGGTACGATTAAATCTGCTGAGAACTGGAATTTTAAACTAGACTGGAATAACGTACCTCACACCCAGAGTAGAATGATCGGGGTAGTACAGGGTAAAAATTACGGGGAGTTAGTTAAATGTTATATCCATATGGATCAAGTAATGAACGTGGATAAACTCGCTATTTCATTTGATTACTCTTATTACCGAGAAGTATTTCCTCATCCTAACAAGTGGGTATCGTTTATGATGGGCCGAGTAATGACTCTTAATCGTTTAATGAATGATGGTATTATTAATAAGAGTAAGCCTCATCATCTTCTTGGTTGTGCGCATCCTAGAGAGTTCAGTTTTTATCAAGGGCCTGAGTTCAGCTGGATTGACTCTTTGGACACCTCTTCACCTATCGTACATGGTATTAAGAAAGTTGCTTACTCTGATAAAATCGGTACTTGGAATAAAGAGAGTACTAAACTGGTTGACCTACTTGATTCGGTACCAGATGCTGTTCAAGAGAAATGCATTGCAGATAACCTTGCTGCTTTCCGTAGCTACGTGAATGGATGAATTAACTGACATAGATGCAATCACTCACAATCTTTCAATAAATCATCCAAATTTACTTGAAGGCGGGGTAACCGTTACGGATTACTACTTTATTGATTGCACCAAAAACGAGATACTACCAGTATCGAAATTCGAAGCAGTTAAAGCTTACATAATAGCTGCAAAAATTACCAACTTTGCTATGGTAATTTCCTTTAGTAATAATATAATAGGTTACCGCCTAAACGTATGAAACGTGAATTTGTCTGGAATGCTTTATTTTCGCAATCTGGTTCTGAGATTTATGAAATCTCTCAACAGATCGGCAGGCTCCCGAATGCAATTATTACTAATAAGCCTTTAGAGAAGATTGATACGATCAATCCAAAGCTGCTAGAAATTGCGTTTGATCGTATGGTTTTTCTACCACGAGTACCGACTGTAGAAGAGTATTATACGGTATTTAAACCACCTGGCGCGTTTATTACGTTACACGGTTACCTCAGAATACTTCCACCAGAAGTTTGTTTTCGTTATACCATTTATAATGGACACCCAGGGTTAATAACCAAGTATCCGGAATTAAAAGGTAAAGACCCACAAGCTAAGGTATGGAACTCTGATATTAACTACAAGTATCACGGTCATGTAATTCATAAAGTTGTAGCTGAAGTGGATGCTGGAGATGTGGTCTCATCCGCTTATGTCATGAACGAAGATATTAAGTCTACCTATGTAAGCGGTTTATGGGGTTATATGGACCACCTTCACGAAATCTCTATTAAGAATTGGGTAGCCTTTTTGAAAAAGAAAGATATACTTAACACATCATTTTATGGACAAAAACTATAAAGTAGCTATTTGTGGTGCACATTCACAGGGTAAGACTACTCTTGTTAATGCGCTTAAACAAGTTTCATACCTATCAAGTGAGTTAAAATTCTCATATAACACTAATCTAACTCGTAATATTAGTAAGCTACTGCCTATTAATGAAGCTGGTAACTCTGCTTCTCAGTATCTTATTATGTCTAGACATTTAGAGTATGCTTTAACTCCGGGACGGGTTATTTTGGATCGAGCTGCTTTAGATGGTATTGCATATACTCATTACTTTTACGAAAAAGGCACAGTAGATAAGGCAATTATGGAGTCTACTGAAAAGGTATACGAGTTGTGCTTACCGTTTTATAATAAGATATTCTATGTAGCGCCAGAACTTCCGTTGAAGGAAGACGGTCAGCGTAGTGTTAATAAAGAGTTTTTCGATGGAGTAGTTGCACAGTTTAACTTTTATATTAATCACTTCAGCGTCAGTAAAAATATTATATTTCTTACTGGGTCAGTTGAAGAACGAGTTGCTACAGTAATTAACGAAATTAAAAAAGATTTTAACGAATGAATTATAAAATGAGCTATAACACAAACAATATCGATAAAGTACTTGGTCAAAGAGTTGATTCTCCAGATAGGTACTCCCCTAGTATTCTTGTACGTGAAGAACGTCAACGTAACCGTACGTACCTTGGTTTGCAAAACGAATCACTTCCTTTTGTGGGTTATGATATCTGGAACGGCTATGAATGTAGTTCAATAACAGATTCTGGTCTACCCGTGTCTTTTGTTGCTAAAGTAGTTTATTCTGCTTCTAACCCATACATCGTAGAGTCTAAGTCAATGAAGCTTTACTGGAACGGTTTTAACATGCAGCCATCCGGTAGAACCCCTAAAGAAGTGCTTAAGAATGTCAAAGCTACTGCTGAAAAAGATCTTTCTGCATTGCTTGAGACTCCAGTTAAAGTAGAGTTTTACACACAACAACTTAAAGGAGATTACTTAAAGGAAAACGAATGGTTTAATAGCTACGGCGGCTGGGATGTTCTTGAAGATATTCCTGAAGTAAAGAAAATGAAATTTACTGTATTTAACGAGTCTGCTGATTTATTAAAGTTAGACGGAAAAGTTGATATAGATTGGGTTGAAGCACGTTACATGAGTACCCTTCTTCGTTCTAACTGTAAGATTACTAAGCAGCCAGACTCTGGGGATATTTTTATTGCCTACCGTAGCAAAAAAGCGGTCACTAAAGCTTCATTACTTGAATGGATTGTTTCGTTCCGTAATGAATGTCATTTTCACGAAGAAATCTGTGAAGCTGCTTATAAACGTCTTTGGGACTTTTTGCAACCAGAAGATTTACTTGTAACTTGTTTTTACGCTCGTCGTGGTGGTTGGGATATCGTACCTACACGCGCTTCTAGTAAGAAACTATTAGATATAGATCTTATTAATCCAAAGTCTCCTTACTTTAAGTTCCCCCGTCAATAAGCTTGATTAAAAACAATAACAATATAATATAACTATATGAACTCAAAAATCATCGTATTCCTCGATAACATTCAACGCACCATCGTTGCTACACTCGTATCTGAAAACAAAGATACTATCACTGTAACTAAACCAGCTATCCTTAATGTGTCTCCGACTAATGAAAAGAAACTTCAAGTTCAACTCTATCCTCTTATGTTTAGAGAGTTTCTTAAAGATCGTGACGTGTTCCCAACATGGTCCTACGCTAGACAATCTGTAGCACTAGCTACCGATTGCGAACTTGAGCCAAACTTGATCGCTCAATACACTGAAATGTTTAAAGCCGCAAATGCATCCCCAGCTCCAACGATTAAGTTGTTTGATGCTGATGACGCCAAGTAATATATGGCTCGTAAACCTTCCACCGGTAATAACAATACCGAGACGAAAGCTTCGTCTCTCAAAGATATATTTGATGCAGTAGATGCACTTAATGCAGATGCATCACTGCTTTCAGATGAAAACTCGCTCTCTATTGTAGGAGACTGGATTGATACTGGTTCGTATGCTCTTAATGCTATCTTCTCTGGATCCCTTTATAAAGGCATTCCTGTTGGCCGCATTACTGGTTTCACCGGGCCTTCGGGCGCTGGAAAAACACTTATTGTTAACAAGATCGTCGCTAATGCGCAAAAGAAAGGCTATTTTGCGGCTATTTGGGATACCGAAGCTGCAGTCGACCGTCAATCCGCTGAAGGTGTTGGTATTGATCCTAAGAGGCTTAAATATTATCCTGTTGAGACCGTGGAAG